CTGCGCATCAGACGTAGAGTGGAACTCAGAATCAACGAAAAAGCCGTGATCATCTTCCTTCGCTACCATCGGATAACCAACCGCTTTATCGAAGTCCCAATCATGTGAGTGAGCCGTGAAGCCTGCCTCCAAGTATTCGGTTATGCAGTCTTTGAAAAAACCGGGAACGATGAGATCCCCGCCCTCGTCAATTTCATTAAAGACAGCTCGATAGCCGGAGATGTGACCTGGACCTTCATCTGTAACCGTCAGGTCTTTAAGGTCGATGAACTTGCGCTCAATTTGCATGGTTGAACCCAAATAGAAAGCCCGCCAATGATCCTCTTTCGAGAACCACGGGCGGGCAGGTCGTCATCACGGGCTGACGCTTAACTCGCTAATTCATTGTCAAACTAAACTTCCCTTTAGGCCAGCTTTCGGCCTAGCTCCTTTACGCGATCAAATAGATGGTACAATTGCCGCTCAATCTTCTGTAATTCCTGCTTGGTGCTTTGCGGAGACGTGTCCGGCTTGACTAAGGGAACCTTCTGCGAGTTTAGCAAGGTTGATTCAGGTTTGGGGGATTGCTGGCTCATTGTACGTTAATTATGCGCCCGAGGATAACGCCGTTCTGGACCAGTCGGATCTCATCCTTGGGCATAGATGGATCGATTACGAACTTTTGCCCGTGGATGATCTCTTCCCTGAGTCCACAGCGCGAGCACTCATGGCCCTTTTCGTCCAACACGAAGTTGTGGGTTACACAAGAAAAGGAGCCGCGTTTAAGGTTGAAGTTAAGATCGCTATCCATTCCGTGCGGAGTTTAGCACAGTTTGGTTAAACATTTGCAAGGAGAATTCTATTGGAGGGACTCAACTTCAATGGTTTCATGCAGAATTGAGGTACGGCAGTATATCATCCGAAACTCGGTGGTAGCGGAATTTACGGCTCGACAGCAGTGCAGACGACTAACTCCTTCCTTCCACGGCTCTACGGTAATAATCTCCCAGCCGCGTAGGTCATCAAGCGATTCTACTGTCCAGTAGTCCTCGTCTCCAATGCGATCAACTCTCATTCATGTAACCACTTCTGCGCCAACTCCCGCATCTTTGCCGGACAATGCGCTCGCGGCATCAGGTTCCCGCAGTACTCGCAGAGCATGAGGTTGTAGCTGATGTTGAACGCCTTGCCGCTGTGGAAGCTCCCGTCGTCAGGATGTCGCCCACGTCCGCTGTCGGTTTGGCGCGTCATGTGACAAGCCAGTTGCGACTCAGGCAGATTGTTCGCCCGCACGAGTTCAAGAATCGCGGTGTGTTCGTGCTTTGGTAATGGCTTAAGGGCGTTCACGACTTAACTAGAGCTTCCTTGCAGTTATCGCATATTACAATTATATCGGTATCGACCATCTGACACTTACAAATCCTCATCAATTCCAACTCTAAGCGACGGAGCCAGTATTCCTCAATTCGGTTCCACTGCCTATCAGTATCCAACACGACGCGCCCCGATTGGCTTACCGTCATTGTTCCGGTCAGATCATTCATTGCCAGTCGATCACCTTCCAATCCGATCCATAAATATCCTCTGCCGTAATCTGCGTGTGCGCCTTTCCAAACCACGGTCTCGGCGCCACCACTCGCCTGTCTGGTGCATCGCTCAGCACTGCGGCCATTGCGCTGTAACTGCTGTTAGCAATAACGTAATGCCTGCATCGTTTAAGTAGCTTGAAATCTTCCAGATAATCCCGCCCCTCAGAGTACTCCACGCTTGACCCAAACATCTGCTTCGCCCCGGCAATGTCATCACTGAAAACAAGAAACTTAGCACCGTGGAACTCAGCCATTGCGGGACGATAGTAATCCATTGTCAATCGCGGGTGATAGCCGTCGCCATCAGTGTAATCCCCTGCGCGCCAGTGGATGGCTACGTAGTCGTTCCGTGGTGGTTCGTCTTTCATGCGAAAGTACCATCGGATTTCGTCTAGTGCATGCAAGAAGTACTTTTCGGATTGAAAATGCCCCTTCAGGCTAACGCTCTCAGTTAACACCACGTCTTGATAGCCCCAATCGACCCAGCGCTCGGGTAATGGTGGACCGGAATAAAGCGGCAACGGATTGGCAAAATGCTCGTAAACGTTGACGCCTTCGCTTGAGCCAAACCGCTCCCGATGGTCGTGATTGATCCATAACGGGAAGGCGAAGTCCGCATTGTTGCGACGGGCTACGCCAATCGTTCCGGCTACTTGGTAAGCGCCGTTGCAAAATCGGCCCATTAATCCGAGGCTGGCAAATGTCACTATCATAATTCGTGCTGCTTATCCCGCATCGCAGGCAACTCGCTTGGCCTTGATCCAGACTCTCCCACTCGTGCGCGGTACCAGTCGAAGGTTGAACGAAGCCCGTCATAGAGCGAGATTTTAGCATGCCAGCCGAGGGAGTTGATGTGAGAACTATCTACCAGCTTGCGAGGCGGACCGTCAGGATAAGACGAATCAAATCTTATAGAGCCGTTATAGCCAACTATCTCCGCTATCATGTGAGCCAGTTCCCCGATTCTTACCTCGTGACCAGAGCCAACGTTAATAGGCCTACTGTCGTTGTAGTCAGCCATCAGCATTATCAGCGCATCAGCCAGATCGTCAACGTGCAGGAATTCGCGCTTCGCCTTCCCCGATCCCCACACCGTAACCGACCTGTCGCCGTTCAACGCGGCACGGTAAAATTTCGACATCAGCGACGGGATGACATGCGCGTCAACTGAATCAAAGTGATCGTTTGGGCCATAGAGGTTTGTAGGCATCGCGGAGATCGCGTTGAAGCCGTATTGCTTGCGGTAGGCTTGGCAGAGCTTGAGTCCCGCGATCTTCGCTATCGCGTAGTATTCGTTCGTCGGCTCCAGCGGTCCCGTAAGTAGCGCGTCTTCCCGCATGGGCTGTTGCGTGTTACAAGGATAGATGCAGGATGAACCGAGGAAAAGTAGATTCTGCGTAGATCCATAACGATACGCAGCCTCAATAACATTCGCTTGTATGAGAAGATTGTCATAGATAAAGTTAGCGGGATAAGTCGAGTTCGCGTGAATACCTCCAACTTTAGCCGCCGCAAGAAAAACCTGCCGAGGTTGATGAAGAGAGAAGTAGAAGTCTACGGCGCTCTGATCGGTTAGATCCAATTCTTGGCGAGGGGCGGTCAACGCATCAGGAATCCGCCGTAGCAACGCGCTCCCGACAAGTCCGGTGTGGCCCGCGATGTAGATATTAGCGATAACGCTCGCACTCCTTGCATTCAAAGCTCAGTCGATAGAAAGCTAGGGCCAAGTGGTAAATACAGATCTTGGTCCAGAATTCCGCTTCGGGCATGAGATAGAAGAACGCATGACGTTCCGCTACTTTCGCAAACACGGCGGCGTAATACATGTGGTATTTGGAATCCGTCATGTTCTTTTTACTTTGAATACGTCTCTCCCTAGCCTGCCCAGTTGAGTCCGTATCTCAGACAAAAGGACCTCCACTCCGCCCGTATCGGTATGCTTCCTAATAGTGAGAGGGTACTGAACTTGGCGCGAACTTTTCACCGTAGCAATGAGTCTATTCTCGCTAAGCAACCGGGAGCGAGTAGCGGAATAGCGCCTGATCATGTTGCGCGGGCTGTCAGCGTAAAAGTTATGCGGTGCGGCGGACATCTCAACCGTGATGTCAGTTTTTACAAGCCGCCGCTTCCGCCCAATTATCACTGTCACCGGCGCTGTGATTTCATATGTACCGACAAGCGCATATTTCATTGCAACCAACTCCTCTTGAAATACAACTCCCACTCCAACAACGGATGCGATGCACACTCAGGAAACAGATGGCCGTACTCCTGCTTAACTAGAATGAGATTTCCAGTGTGGCACAGCACAAAATATCCACGTTCCAGCGCTGCGACCGTCATGGCCCAATAGCCTACGCCGCCATCTGAGTTGACGCGCTCGCTTGGTGGTTCAATACTGGAGTCGATTTCCACGATGACGATATTCGGACGGGACTTCATACCACAGAAGATTTCCAGATCGCCCCCATCCGTATCGATCGACAAGAGATCGCATCGGTCATCAACGAAGGCGTTCACGTTGCGGCCATCAACGCGGGAGCACTGACACCGAACGTTCGCATTGTGCGCCCAATTGCTCTTGCATTGCAGGTAGCGATTGTAGTCCGCTTCAACGAACAAACCTGTCACAGCGCTGATGTCGCTCTCAATTACGTAGGCCGTGTTGGAGCAGAAGCGCCCATCGTGCCCGCCGATTTCTACGCAATGAAAGATGCCGATGCCGCGCTTTTGGCATTCGATCAAAACCCCCTCTTCACCATTTTGCGAGCAGGAGTAGTTCTTTGCGTATTTGTGTAAGAAGCTAAGCATTGGACTCCAATAAGTGACGCCACAAACGACCGTCTACTATGCCCGAAATAGTATGACGGGACACGCCGTATTCTTCCGCGAGTGCAGATTGCTGGTATTCGTAAGGCTTATATTTAGCGCGTATCTCTCGAACTTGGGTTTCCGTGAGGATCGCCGCGGCGTTTCCTTCGCCTCGCACCTTGCGGCTTATCGCAGCGCGAGATTCTGGCGTTGCCCTGCTGTGCCCACGATGCGAAGCGCTCATCTTGGCCAGTGATGCTGGCGAGTGCTTCACCCCAAATCGCGGACTATCTTTCCCTTTTGGTCTAACGTAGTTGCAAAATAGTTGGCCTGCTGCCGCTCGGCGACGATTGCTCTCCGCAACGTGCGGGCACTTTCGTCCCCGTTGCCATTCACTCAACTTCTTGCGCGTCTCAGGCGTAGGGTTAAATCCTGTATTAGCAATCCGTATCCGCTCTTTGGTTTCTTCGGATAGCCTGCCCGTAGAGCCACCACCTCGCAGATTTAGTAGGGGTATACCTTCCCTAAGCCGCAAATCCATATAAAACTGCTCACGCTCATCCATCATGCGCTGTTCTACGCTTTCATTAAACAGTTCAATGATTTCTTTCAGATGCGAGTTATATCCGTATTTTTTCAGGGAATTATAGAGATGCCGCTGTGCGGTACAGTGGCCCAACGAGTACAAGTACCACCGGCGCTCAATGTTCCAGCTTTGACCGATATATACTTTACCGGAAGGTGACTTGAGTTGATAAATGCCAATCAGATTAGACATAGGCCATTAAACCTATTCCGACCATTCATGATTTCGCCGCCTATGGTGTGAAAATAAAATTTCATAATCGTCACCCGCATACTCTGGCAACTTCTCATAAACAAACTCCGGTGAGCTGCCGCGATTGTAAACAGCAGGCCAGTAATGAAGTTTCAAACCCTCTCTGTATGCGAGCGTGGTCAATATGCTTTGATCGTGACGGTTCTCTCTAAACTCGGGATGGTTCGGTGCTCTACTTGGTGAGTCATCTATCAATCTTCCGCCTTCAAAGAGACACCACTTCAACCATTCAGCAACAAACTGTTTTGAGTAGTCAGAGGCACGGAAGAAGATTACAGAGGCTTGGCATTGCTTGCCGAATCGTTGAAAGATGAATTGTGGGCTATCTTGCGGATGGCCGGGCCATACCGCATCCATAATGTCTCTCTTACACCAGTGCGCATGTTCCCAGTTGTTTCCAAATAGAAAGATGTCCTGATCCATTCGATCGATTATGTAGGAAACGTTGTTGATGAACTCGACTCCGGCGTCTGAGTAGATGAGAATGTCGCTGTCTTGCAGTTTGCGCATCTCCCACTCAATCAGGTACGGCTTCCATGTCCAGAATCCAATGCCGCGGTTTGTCCAGTACTCCGCAGGCCGTAACTCCATCAGCGGCAGATCGCATAACCGCTCGAATGTCCAGTCATGGAGATTATGGCGCGGTACTCCGTTACGCCAGGCGCTCTCGTAGCATAAGTCTAGTGACTTGCTCATATCTCGCGTTGCAAATGTAACGAGATGAACTGTCACGAATTGCCACTCCAAGCCCTTTCGGCAAACGCTTCTGCCGCCTGCTTGTAATCCGTGTCAGTATATAAGTGCTCGATATCGGTCAAATCCGCTGCTAGGTTGAGGCGCAAGTCCTTAACTTCATCCATTGTCACTTTATTGTTATTCATTAACGCTCCTCGACGGTGATAGTGTTTGTGTGCTTCGTTTGGCTAGTCCCCTCAAACTTCCATATAAATTCAGGAAACTCTTCTTGCAGCGCATCCGCAAGAGAGGCCACGCACGCCGAACAATTACTATCTGCGGCTTCTGCTATCTTAGCCATCTTCTGCGCTTCTTCTAACGTCATCCCAACCTCTTATCCGATTCTTGAAAGATCTCCGTGTAGTCATCAATATAACCACGTTGCCAGATGCTGCTCACTCGCGGCCTCTGGTACGCAACCATCGGCGCGACACAGTACGCATTTAACTCCGGCAGTCGCGTGGACAGCCAGTTATCAAACATGATCTCAGAGAACGCAGGCTGCTTGGCTAAAAGCTCGTAAACGCATTTACGATTATAGCCAATTGCGTGCGTGGTCCAAGCGGCTTTCACGCGCCATAGGTGCTCGCTGTGGCGTTCCGGCGCAGGTTCACCATCGTTCCAGCAGACCAGATTCGCGCCTAGATAAACAATATCCCAGTCGTCAGGTAGCTCGCCTAACGCTTGCGGCAAGTGGCTTAGGTCACGAAACACGCAGTCATCCTCAAAATGGAGCAGGGTTTGTGCGTCAGAAAGATAGAACTGGCACAAGATCTCTCGCTCTGACTTGTTAAATGATTGATGCGGGCCAATGTCGGGGAGAGATTGGAAGCGCTCGACGTCTAAGCCGACACGGGCAAACTCCCGAGCGCCAATTACCCACTCGCTGGGGAGCGTGGTGAGACAGACGCGGCGCTGGAAGAATTGCCAGACGCTCATTTATCATCGCTCCACGGCAATCCCAAAACGACAATAGACGCGACAGCGAATATCGCCGCACAAACTTGAAAGAAAACTGTAGGGGCACGGACTAGGACAATTAAAGATGCTACTGCCACTGTAAACATGAAAGCATTAAACGTAACCTTAGATTTGTCCATCTTTCTAAATCCCCTAGACCACCACCCCGCAGTCTATTTGCCCCCGAAAACACGAGATCGCCTGACCCGTGCCGACCGTCGAGGGCGGTGGTCTAAGCTCGCTTAATCGCTTACCTGGTCGGGAGGTTACAACCAGAGTAGTTGCATAGCATAATACAGGCATTGTAGTCAGTGATGTTCTCCGCGTGTTGGTAACAGTCAGACTCACAGGCGATGCAGTATCCCGTTTGCGGTATCGGATCTGCTCCAGAGGTTGATGCTGGCTGCCATAAAAAACTGCCACACACAAGAACTGCGACTACGGAGAGTTGGATTAGTCTACGTTTCATTCGTCAGATCTCCTTTTCTGGTTAAGTAAAATGTTTTGAGACAACTTTGTTGCTGGTGCGTGAGCCCTTCAGCGCGTTCGCTAGGTCACGAACCTCGATGATAATAGCCATAACAAAAGAAGAAGCCCGCCGCGCCAAGCACGGGTCAGACGCGAAAGCCAATCATTTATTCTGCTCCTTGCTGCCGTTACACAGCATGACGCTCAGCCCCATAGTAAATACGCAGCCCATGCCGCTATTACCGTTGATTCAAGCACGCGCATACAGTCCTCCCCAAGTGAAAAAGTTTCCATCCTGGGATAGGACACGGACATCACTTTCACGGCTCTGACAATTGCGCCAAAAAGACTGAAAATAAAGAACACGACTAGGAACGTCTTCACTTGCGCTCCTTACCACCATTGATACACTCTGCTTTCAACAGCCACGTTAAAACTTTCGCTAACGTCGCTCCATCGGGATCTCGCCCTTGCTCCAGTCGCATCAACGTCGCCGCGCCAATCCCGATTTCCTTGCCGACATCACGGAGACTTAGCTCAGAGGTCACGCGGTACTTTCGAATTACCTTTCCAAGCTTCATAGACGAAACAATACCTTGACTTATGAAACATTGTCAAGTAGAGTTTGCGGCGTGGGCGAAAGATTGGAGGTATTTTATGACAAACTCTGAATTGTATTACCACCTACGCAAGAGCTGGGTGAGACGATTACTGGATTGGAGCTTCTTCTCAGGGCGATTAGCTTCGTAATGGCAGTCGGTACGTTAGTGCTGGCTATTCGGGTGGAAACGTTGCACGGACAAATCTCTGCGGCCTGCTCAACGGTAATTAGCATTCTTTCCTTCACCGCGATAGGCAACAGGCGGCGTCACTGATTAATCCAGACGTGAAAACACCTGCACCAATCCCCGCCTAAGCAGTCAGGGTTTGGCGCAGGCTGTAGATCGTCTTCACTATTAGCAGTTTGACCGTCTTCTGCGGCGCAGGGCTCGCAAACGTTCTGATCGAGCAAGGCTGAATACTCCACTCGCTCCCACTCATCCGATCGCGCTTCCGCTTCATCACTTCGCCCGATGTTGATCACCCTATTCGCTAATCCTCGTGAAGCACGGTCAATATAGGTCACTGAGCCAGTGCTGAGTTCATTGGCGATAGTAGTGATGAGGTTGACTCCCGACTGGCCTAGCAGCGCGTGTCTTGCAGCAGCATCGATAAGACGAGACTGTACGTCGTTGGTGACGCGGCTGGTGGTGAGGTCAACCAGATCGTCCAATTCGTCAAACCCATCATCATCAATAACCGCGGCCTTCATACCCAATTCAGCAGCAACTAGCATCCGGCCTTGACGGTGGACATTGACAAGCTTATCACTCAGATCGATCCTTAGCTCGCTCGGCGCTTGCAATACCAGTTCGTGATAACTCACGGGCTTTAACTTCTTGATTCGGCTCAATCCATCGGTGATGAGATCCGCGCGCAATCGTAGCAACACAGTCCCGATAGACTCCTTAGCCGACTCCTGCGCGTTGTGGATTCCTTTGACCGCGATCTTCTCGTGCTCTTTTGGTTCGCGAGAGAGGGTGAGTCCTTCCCATTCGTAGGACTTGGATTCAAGGTGGTTGAGGCCGAGGTGCGTGTAAAATGCGGTCGCGCGATCTTCGCCATGGGTATCGATAGCCCGTTGCCAGAAATGGGCGTGCTTGGCGGCCAGCGCGGCCCGGAGTTTAAGGTCAAGGACTTTGCGTTGGAGGGACATTTATGGCTGAGTGGGCGGCTCTTCCGTCTGCTTTCTAATCGTTAGAACGACCTGCCCATCCTGCTCGACTTCGTAATACCGTTGATCGTTGCACTTTACGAGGAAACCAAAAGCCATCTCAAGGTGTCGCAAGTCCGCCGTGCCGCCTCTGTCATCCCACATCCAGCTTCGTTGACCGTTTTCGATTTCGTATACCGTTGTTCTCATTGTTTCGTTACCTCCTACTTCTTACGTGTGATTCAGCAACGAAATTGTTCAACTCTCACTTCTGTATCTGAAAATCCTTCATCTGCCGCTCCAGTCCCTCAAACAACCTTTCAATATCCAAGAGCTTAGCCAGTGCTTCCTGATCTATCGGTGCGGTCAAAGGCGTCTCGTTGGGCGGCTCAGAGGCCATCTCAATCAACCGCTCGGGTGACATGGGAGATGCAATCCCCGGCACCATGCGGATGTCTCCGAGAGGTGCGCCGAGAGTCTTCTTACCGATCGCGGTGTAGAATTGATCTATCGTACTTGCGCCTGATCGAAAGACTTCCGATTCACGCCTCACCAACGCATCTTTGTCTTCTTCCAGTACGCGGACATTAGAAGTGTCAAACCAGAATTCAGCATCTTCAAGACCTTTAAACTCCGGCTTTAACTGCCAGTTGATCTCTTCTGCCCAAACTTGCTGAATCGGGATTACTACTTCCTCATAACCCTGTTGCCGCGCCTGCTCGGACGAGGCGTAGCTGGTACCATTCTGCAGCCCAACCATCAGTTGCAGGGTGGCAGCAGGGATGCCCGTGACAGCCGCCACTCGCGACTCGGGAATCAGCCTAAGCGCTGATAAATCCAACTCCTGCGGGCTAAACCCCACCTTCTCAAAATCAATCGGCTCGCTCAGCACGATTGGCTCACCGGCCCGATCGCCAGTCGTCTTCCGCATCCAACCTTCCTTCATCGCGGCGGCTTTAGTCGCATCTACTCGCACTTCCTTGTCCTTCGGCGAGATCACCGGCACCTGAATACCCATGTTGCGCATGATCGCGGCGGTGAACTGCGCCATCTTATCGTCGCCGTAGAGTTCCTTGACGAGTGGCGCGAAAGGCTGGCGAGTGCGTCGA